TGGTGGGTTCCTTGGACCAAGGATCTTCCCACATTAAAACATGTCATACAATCATACGACACAGCTTTTAGTAAAAAAACAACAGCGGATTATTCTGCAATTACCACATGGGGAATATTCACGCCTCACGAATCTGGACCTGATGCTATAATTTTAATTGATGCTATAAAAGGTAAATACGATTTTCCAGAGTTAAAAATGGTAGCCTTAGATCAATATAAATATTGGCAACCAGAAACAGTTATCATTGAAGCAAAAGCTAGTGGTCAGAGTTTATTACAAGAATTTAGAAAGATGGGTATTCCTGTTATGGATTACACACCAGGACGGGGACAAGATAAACATTCTAGAGTAAATGCCTGTGCTCCAATATTCGAATCTGGACAAGTTTATTATCCAAGAGATGAGCATTGGGCAGAAGAAGTTATAGAGGAATGTGCAGCATTCCCACATGGAGAGCATGATGATTATGTAGACAGCACGACACAAGCTATGTTAAGATACCGACAAGGTTCGTTTATAACTACTTATTCTGACGAGGATGAGCTAGAGCGTTATAAGCAACGTAAATATATATATTATTAGGAGAACAGACATGTCAAAAAAATCAAGAAGACGAAACAGGATGTTAGCTGCTATGGTAGGACTAGCGGGTGCATCTAAATTAGGCTTGTTATCTAAATCACCGATAGGAAAATCAGGTGTTTATGATGCAGCTTCAAAAGCTAGAAAAGTAGGTATGAAAGCTAAGCCTCTTACAGACAGAGGTATGGGAATGTTAAAAGAAGCAACAACTAAACTTGCACCAGGTATTAATCCAAAATCTATTCGTGTAAGTTCAGATGGAACAATTAGAAAAGGCACGCAAGTATTCAAAGATAAGGCAGCTTATGCTAAAGCAATGGCGGAGAAAAGAGCAGCAAAAACTCCATTGACGAGAGAGGGTATAAGTAAAAAAACACCTGGTATCTTTGGTTTCAGATTTAAAGAGCCTTTTTTAAGTAAAGGAAAAATGGTAAAAGCTCGTGGCGGTGGAATGGCTATGAGACAGAAACCAACTAAACTTTACTAATGGCTGAAATCGAAAAAGCAATTGTTGAGGAGAATGAAACTCCTGAGACAGAGGAAGTTGATGTTGAGCTAGAAACAGAAGAAACTCCATCAATTTCTGATGTAGCGGATGCGGTGGATGATTTTTTTAAAAATCTCGCTGAAGATATGTCTGAAGAAGTTCTTAAAAGAATTTCTAATAGATTGCTTGACGATTATAAAAAAGATAGAGTTTCCAGAAAAGATTGGGAGACAAGTTATACAAACAACTTAGACTTACTAGGTTTAAATCAAAGAGAGATGACAAGACCTTTCAGAGGGTCTGCGAGTGTAACACATCCATTGTTGTCTGAAGCAGTTACACAATTTCAAGCTCAGGCATATAAAGAACTTTTACCATCACAAGGTCCTGTTAGAACTAGAGTGCTTGGTATGGAAGATGATGCTAAAATAAATCAAGCACAAAGAGTTCAAGATTTTATGAACTACATGATTACTGAAAAGATGGAGGAATATACTCCAGAGTTTGATCAATTATTATTTTACTTAGCTTTAGCAGGATCTGCATTTAAAAAAGTTTATTATGATGAAGTAATGCAAAGAGCTGTATCAAAGTTTATTCCAGCAGAAGATTTAGTTGTTCCATATTATACTACAGATTTAATGGAATGTGAAAGAATTACTCACGTCATTAAAATGGGTGAGAATGAAATATTAAAAAAACAAGAAGCAGGATTTTACAGAGACGTAGAATTAAAACCAAGTTCTAAGGGTCCAACAGATATCGAAAAAAAATATCAAGAATTAGAAGGAATTACACCTTCAGCTGACAAACAGTATTCATATTCTATTTTAGAAATGCATGTCGATTGTAATTTAGAAGAGTTCGAAATGCAAAATCCAGAGAAACAAGTAAAAATTCCTTACATTATTACAATTGATGAAGGCTCAGGTGAGGTATTATCAATATATCGAAACTATGATCCTGATGATGATATCAAAAAAAGAAAAGAATACTTCGTACATTTTAAATTTTTACCAGGATTAGGGTTTTATGGGTTTGGTTTAACTCATATGATAGGTGGATTAAGTAGATCTGCTACACAATCATTAAGACAATTGCTTGATGCAGGAACATTATCTAATTTACCAGCTGGATTTAAGTCTAGAGGTATANGNATTCGTGATGATGANCAGCCTTTTCAACCNGGAGAGTTTAGAGATGTAGATGCACCGGGTGGAAATATNAAAGATCAGTTTCAAATTTTACCATTTAAAGAGCCATCAGCCACATTATATCAATTNATGGGCTTTGTTGTCGATGCAGGACAGAAATTTGCAGCGATAACTAACATGGATGTTGGTAATGACATGCAAAATAGAGCTGTTGGCACGACTGTTTCGTTAATGGAACGAGGTTCGAGGGTCATGAGTGCAATACACAAGAGATGTTACTACTCTATGAGAAGAGAATTTAGACTTTTGTCAAAAGTTTTTGCAACATATCTACCTCCAATCTACCCATATTCAGTTTATGGAGCTGATCGTGCAGTAAAACAGACAGATTTTGATGATAGAGTAGATGTAATACCTGTTGCAGACCCAAATATTATGAGTATGGCTCAAAGAGTAACGATGGCTAACGAAAATCTTAAAATCGCCATGTCAAATCCTATGATGCACAACTTAAGAGAAGCATATCGTAGAGTTTATGAAGCTTTAGGGACTCAAGACATAGATCAAATACTAAAACCTCAAGAAAGACCTATTCCAAAAGATCCTGCAACAGAAAATATGGATGTTTTAGTTATGAAACCATTAAAAGCTTTTCCTGATCAGGATCATGATGCACATATCAATGCACATAGAGCATTCATGTCTACAAGAATGGTTCAAATTAACCCTCAAGTTTACACTGCATTACAAGCACACATATCTGAACACATTTCACTGAAAGCACAAGGAGAAGTTGGTGCAATTATAACAAGTGATCCCAATATGCAACAAAGATTACAAGCAGATCCACAAGGTGCACAAGTAGAAATAGCTGCTATGATAGCTCAAAGAATTGCAACTCTTACTATGGAACTTGCTCAATCAGAAGCTATGGGTCAAAAACAAGATCCTCTTGTAATGCTAAAACAAAGAGAATTAGATATTAAAGCATTAGATTTACAAAGAAAGACAGAACAAGATATGATGTCTAATGAAATAAAAGAAAATGAAATAGACGAAAAATTAGACATAGAAAAAATGAAATTAGAAAATAATGAAGATCAAGCAGCAGAAAGAATTAGAATCGCTGATGAAAAATTAGAAATTGCAAGAAAGAAAACTAAGTAATGAATTTTTTTATAAAAATAATTCAAAAAATTTTTAAATATGATGAGTTAGATTTAAGAATAAGAAAACTTGAAAGAAAAAATTATTGGAGGGAAAAGTATCATGGCAGATCCTAAAGTAGGTACAGGAAAAAAACCAAAAGGTTCAGATAGGAGATTATACACAGATGAGAATCCTAAAGATACTGTTAGAATTAAGTTTGCGACTCCTAGTGATGCTCGTAAGACTGTTGCAAAAGTTAAGAAGATATCTAAACCATTTGCAAGGAAAATACAAATATTGACTGTTGGTGAACAAAGGGCTAAAGTTATGGGTAAAACTCAAGTTGCTTCTATTTTCAAAAAAGGAAAAGAGTCAATAAGAGCAGGGAGAAAAGTATAATGGCACTTACAGAAAAAGGTAAGAAACTTAAAAGTAAATTCAGAGCACAATACGGTAAGAAAAAAGGTGACTCTGTTTTCTATGCCATGGAAAATTCAGGTAAGTTAAGAAAAGTTATTAAAGCTGGAGGAGGAAGGGATGCTAGAGATTTTGGTAAGAAAAGCACCACTAAAGCTGACTTTAGCAAAGTAGGGCCAGGATCTGTTTACGCTGCAAATGTAGCTGCTTCAAAACAAGATAAACCATCAACTTTTAAAACAACAGTAACTAAAAGTTTTCAAAAAGCAAAATCAGATCTTCAGGGTTTATTTAAAGGTAATATGCCTTTTTCCGCTTTAAATTTAGCAAACAATTTAATTTTTACACCTTTAACAAAAATGAATAGAACAAGAAGAGCTAGAGGAAATATGTTAATTGGTGGAAAAAAAGATCCTATCACAAGAGAATATTATAGAACACATAAAAAACCTTTAGATGTTATGAGCAAAGAAGGTATTCAATATCAAAAAGATGCGGGATTAATTACTGACCCACCAAAAGATAACGAAATGGATACAGGGCCTGTATTATGTCCTGATGGAACTCCACCTCCATGTAAACCGACTGTAAGAAAACCTACTGTACCTAAGCCACAAACTCCAGGTTTTTTAAAAGACTTTAAAGCTTACCCTTTAAAATCAGGAGGTGTATCTAGTGGTCCGCCACCTAAAAGAGGACCAAATCCACAAGTGCCTCCTGTAAAATTAAAAAAAGGTAAGATGACTAAATCTTATAAGATGTCATGCCCACATAGACCTGATGGTATTAGAGGCATGGGAGCTGCAATTAGAGGTCATAAATTTGTAGGAGTTAAGTAATGTGGTTCTCAGCAATTAAATTAGCAATATCTGCGGGTTCAAAAATTTACGCTAACAAACAAAAAGCTAAGATGGCAATGTCAGATGCACAATTATTACATGCAGAAAGACAAGCGAGGGGTGAGGAAGCATACCAAGGAAAATTATTAGAGGCTCGACAATCAGACTGGAAGGACGAGGCGGTACTCATAATTTTAAGTTTGCCGGTCTTGGTGTTAGCTTATGCAGTGATATCGGATGACCCGACTGCAATGGACAAAGTAAAATTATTTTTTGAGATGTTCTCACAGCTGCCGGGGTGGTTCACAAATTTGTGGATCCTTGTCGTGGCGAGTATTTATGGAATTAAGGGAACACAAATTTTCAGAAACGGTAAAAAATAATATTTACAAATCAGTTGATTAGTATATAGATTTCCCATGGACGTTAAATTAGCTCTAATACAAGCATTAGAGGATAAATATAATGCTGAAATTTCAGGTGCAGATGCTACAATTAAAATATACCTGACTAATTCAGTAGGAATTGGAGAGCACCCTCAACATTTAGAAGAAATAGATAAATTACTTCAAAAAATTGTTGATGCAGAAGAAAAAATTAAGGCACTACAACCATTTAAATTATGATTAAGGGCGACAGCTTAGAATATGAAGTTCTAAAAGAAGCCTGTGAATCTTTAGATGGAAATGATTTATTTACTGTAGAAATAGGTGTTAGAAAAGGTGCAGGTTCAAAAATAATTTTAGATACTCTTTCAAATAAAAAACATTGGCATATAGGAATAGATCCTTATGGCAGTATAATTTACCAACACTGTGATACCACAAAACCTTGCCTCGCAGATTACACAAATGAAATGAAACAAGAATTACTGAAAGATTTAGATTATAAAAATTTTACGCTGTTTAGTATGGGCGATGATGAATTTATGAAAAGATTTGAAGACGGTGTGCCTATTTATAGAGATAAAAAAGAATTAAGAAACAAATATGATTTAGTTCACTTTGATGGTCCACATAGAACCATAGATGTTATCAAAGAATCAATTTTTTTTGCAGAGAGATCTCACACAGGATCTGTTTTTATATATGATGATTATCCAAGATATGACATGCAATTAATATTAAATATAATAGTTAATCAATATGATTTTATGTTATTAAAACAAGGTAAAAATAAACTTTCTTTAAAAAAAGTATAATGAGTGGTGGTTTTCCATACGATTTTCATACAGTAGAAGCAATAAAAAATAAAATCTCTAAACAAATTGCAGATGTAAAAGAACACATTTGCTATGGGGTTGAAACAGAATCTCAGCTGATGTATGCTAGAGGCAGACTCAGCGGATTAGAAACGCTGCTTCAGGATATTAAAAACCTGCATAAGGAGGATAACGATGGTACAATTGATAAAACCT